CAGCAGCACGACCATCGTGGCGGCGTGTTTCGGGCCTTTGACAGATTTGGTCAAGGACGGCTTCACGGCCTCAATCCCGTGCAGCTGCACCAAAGCGTCACCACGCTCACGCTCAAGGTCAATCTGAGCCAGGGCAGCCTTGTACCTATTTCGGTACGTCGCTAACTCTGACCGCAGCCGTGCCAGTTCAGCGTCAGCGGCAAGCTGCTGCGAGTGGCTCACGTCCTCGGCTACTGCGTCCTTCAGGCTTTTACGAGCCATGAGAGCACCCCCTGTGTGCCAACGTCTGAGATGCCACGGACACGCATGTTCTCGGCGATTGCACGCGCCAGCGTCTTCTTGCGGCTTCCGAGTTCTCCAGCCGCCCACTCAGCTTTGATGGCGTCAAGTTCATCGCGGTGCTCTGGTGCCAGACGCTCGTACCAAGTTCCCGGTCCTTGGCGAGCGTTACTCACTGCCTTTCGCACGTCCTCGAGCAGACCGCCGCTTCGGCTTTTCGTCGTCACGATTGGCATCCTTTCCTTGAAGGTGAATCCAGCCGTCGTCGTCTGGGATTCCGCCGCCAGCGACATCGTCCTCGTCGTCGTCAGAATCAAACGGCGAGAGGTCGGCAGGCGGCTGCGTATTAGGCTTCGGCTTGGCTCGCTGGCGTCCCATGCCAACAGCGTGGCAGGCGTGTCAAGCGGAAGGAGTTGCTACTGCTGACCATCAATTGCAATCAACTCAAACTCGCCGCTGGATTGCTGAAGGACATAAGCCCTAGCGTCGTAGTAGATGTAGACCGACCGGAGTTTATTGATAACTCCTACTACTGAAGAAGTTAGCCCAGAAGCATCATCTAGCATCACGTTCTTGTAGGTGCCTTTGTCCCATGATCCTGGCCCGGTGAGGCTCGCCACCGTTCCAGATCGAATCTGATTAGCAACCGCACCGATTCTTACCAAGCAAAGCCCTCCGCTGGGCGTTGAAGGCTTCCAAACAATTTGCGTTCCACCGATATAGGCAGACTGTAGCAGCGGCGAATCACCATTTCCGTAGTTGCCAAAGTTGGCGAACTGGTGGTTTGCGTTAGATACATTGACGGTTGCGGCAACGACTCCAGCAATGGCAACCCTGCCAACGGACCCGTTGGCGATTGGCTCAAGGGCAACGCAATATGAAAAAGTCGATCCGCCTCGGTAAGGCGTCGTCGTCTTCACAACAGGGGACGACATGAATGAGCTTGTCGCAGAGTTATCAATGCCGCCAATGGTTGAGCCGCTTGGTTCAATCGCAACGCCTTTGATGGAGTATGCGTAGCCCATCACCATGTCTAGCCCAGGCTCGTCAGTTGTCGCCAGCACGGACGTGAACGGCCCCCATCCGTACGATGGACCGACTCCCGAAGTGGCTGCGTGAGCACCAAACACGAGATCGGCGGCGTCCTGCGCGCGATTCCACGCACGGGCTGAAATCGCCCCGCGTAGCGGCTGGCCCTGCTCAATGCGTCCGTCTGGACGTGCCATCAGACATACCCCGTGCCAAGACCAAGCGCCGAGAAATCGCTGTCCTTGTAGACCTTGGACACGTACACAGCCTTTGGCTGTTTGATGAGCGAACTACCCGACACGGCATCCTCATACCGCACCCACAGGTATTCGTGCCCGTTCTTCTGAATCCCTGTGATGCTGCCAATGGTCTGTCCTGTGACGTTCTTCGACGCCACGAAGCGATACGACAGCGACCACGGGCCACGCCCTTTTTGGTCGTCCCATTCCTGCGAGCCGCTGCACCCAAGGAAAAGAACCTCGCCAGCATCAAACCCGCGAAAGCTGGCGTTGTTTGTTGTGCCGGTAATCCCGGCCATGCCACGCACATACGCAGCCGTCACGTACGCATTTGGCACGTCGTAGCTTTCCTGCCACTGAAGCTGCGGCACGACAATGTCAACGCCGTTGACGCCGTTTGAATCGACGCCGATAGCACCTGACATATTCGTGGCAGACGACGGGTATCGCTTCTCAAAGTCCAGCGTGCCGCCAGAGCCGACAGAACACGCCTGCGTAATGTGCTGCGTGCCGCCGGTCGTGTCAAAGCTGCGAGCACGTTTCAACGGGTCAGACGTTGAAGGCTCTGCACCCGCCTTCTCGTAGTTGATTGTGACTTGCCACGCATTGTCGCCAAGATACGCGACGCTGTATTGCTCTACCCACAACTGAGCGTCAGACACGCCAGGATACTGCCATCCGTAGCCGCCGCTGCTGATTTGTGCGTTGATTTCCGCGTGCAGCACCGTATCGTCTGCTGTGCCAAAAACCTTATACGACTTCGTGTAGGACGACGTCGCCTTCTTGCCGCGACGCACAATCGTGGCCTGACGCGAATCGCCGTCTTCAATCCATGTCAGTGCCATTACGCTGCCACCTTTCCGCCGTCGTCGATCTTGCGGGTATTCTTCGCCGTCTCTTCTGCCGCCTTTGCAGTCCGCTCTGCAAAAGATGATCCGCCAAATATCTGCCCGAGATTAGTTGACGAGAACGTGCCTGCGACTTCGGCCTTGCTGGTGGCTGACTGATCGCCTGCTGCTGTCGCACCAGCCTGCGCAGCCGTCGCTGTGCCTGTCAGACCTTCCGCTGCCTTGTCGAGTGCGTCTGACAGCATCTTCTCCTGCTCGCTTGTGAGCCTCCCGAGATCGCGTAGCGTCATAAACTGATCGCCAAGCCCGCCGACTCCAGCAAGCTGGTCAACTGATGTGGCAGACTTTATCTGCCATAGGAGGTCATCGGCCTGCGCGTTCCTGGCTCGCATCTCTGCCTTGCCTCCAACGAGCGACTTCAGCGCCCCCTCTGCTGCGACTGTTGCAGCACGACGGTCGGCTGCCCGCTGCTGGTTGTTTGCCTGCCTGCCTTCCTTCGTCGCCTGCGCATCGCCTTGGATTGCTTTTGCTCTTTCTTTCCGATCAGACTCTGCCTGCTGATTTTTCCGATACGTGCTTAGGATTCGACTTTCAACGCCTGGACGCTCCTGCTGCCGCTGCTCGGCTCGAGCGGCTTTCTTGTCCTTTATCTTCTGCACTCGCTCCTTTGTGTCCCTTGCCCCAGTGATGAAACCTTGCACTCTCGTCCATGCGATCTGAATGCTAGCCACAAGGTTGTCAAACGTCGCCATGACTGCATTGGCAATGTTGTCAAAGAACCCCATGATGAAGGCACCCATCGTGTTGAGCAGCGCCGCCGAGTCTGTGTAGATTTTGTCCCACGCGATGAAGATGCTTGAGCCGATGTCCGTGAACACATCCTGAAACGCTGCGACCCACGGGTCAACGTAGGACATCAACGCTTCAGTGCCGCGCAGCCATCCTGCCAGCAGGCCAGCCCACAGAACATCCATCGCACCAGATAGATCGCCCACTGCGACTGCGTCGTAGATTGCGCTAAATGTGGTGGTAGCAGTCTGCGCTAGGTCGCCAAATACGGCGATGCCGTCAGAGACAGCAGGCTTAAACCCTTCGCTGATAGCACTAGCTGCCTGCTTGACTAGACCAGCAACAGGTCCGAGGGCCGCACCTATCTGGTCTCTGAACTTGTAGAGAGCAAAGACAGCCGCACCGATGCCAGCCGCAACCAGCAGCACCGGGCTAGCAAGGGCAGAAAAGAGACCGAAGCCCTTCACTATCAAGGTGATTCCTTCACTCAACCCCTTCAGTGATTGACCGATACCAGTGATGGCACCGCCAACGATAAACAGTGCAGCGCCACCCTTCAGTACAGTTGAAATGAACTGCTGGTTTTTAGCAATGAACCTCCCAGCATCGGCAGCGATGAGAGCAAGCCCATGCGCCAACTCAGTCAGCATTGGAGCGACAGCCGCACCAATCTGAATAAATGCCATCTTCATTGACGCGCTAACTGCATCGATTGCATCGCCAAGCGAGTCCGCTTTTGCAGCAGTCTCGGAATCCATTACCAATCCGAGCCGATTGGCTTCAGCAGCAAACGCCTCCATACCAGCGGACCCGCCTTCAAGCATTGGCAGTATGTCAGTGCCAGCCTTGCCAAAAATCTGCATGGCAACAGCGGCTCTTGCGCCTGGATCTTTGATTGCCATCAATCCATCGGAAATTTTTCCAAGCTGTTTGTCAGCAGATAGGCCAGCGAGATCACCAGCAGATAGCCCGACCATAGCAAGAGCGTCGGCGGCTTCTTTGCTGCCGCTGCCAGCGTCAAAGATTGCTTTTTGCGTTTTCTTTAGTGCAGTCTCGACACCAGCCATGTCGGTGCCTGTCTGCTCGGCAGCAAACTTCAGGACAGAAAGCGACTCAGCAGCAACGCCGGTTCGCTTGCTCATATCGCTCAACGTGCTGCCTACACTCGCAAACGCTGCCGCAGACGCAAAAATCGGACCAACGGCACCAGCACCAATAGCCGACAGCTTTATGCCGGCGGACGACATCGCACTCCCAATTGAAGCGATGCTCTTGTTGACGCCCTTCAATGCGGCGAAGAACTTTGTCGGATCGGCACCGATCTCGACAAATACGCCACCGGCTTTGACTGCTGCGGAACTCATACGTGTTTCTGCCAGTCCTTGCCAAACAGCCTAGCCAGGTCTTCCGGCGTGGCCTGCCGTGGCTTGGGCTGCTTGGCGTATGGGTTGAGTTTTCGCGGGTCTACTCTCGGGCTGTGCTTGTCTCTGTTTATATTCGCGGCCTGCGCCAACAGGTTGGCGGTGTGCCACCAATCATGCTCTAGGCGGCTGTCGCGTGCGGCGAAGAGTTGTCTGCAAGTCCACTCGCCTGGATAGACTCCGAGGATTCCTGCGGCTTCCCAGATGGCATCCCAGACGCTCCTGCGAGGCTCTCTATCGTCGCCTTCTCCAGACCCGCCTCCGCTCTGCCGAGCATCTCGCTTGCCACTTCGTCCATCTTGGACGCGAGAAGCCCGATCATCCTGCGGAGGCGCTGCGGGAAAAAATCAACAAGCTCTGCCTCCAACGCTTTCGTTGCAGCGTCAAGAGAGTCACCACGCAGCCCATCAAGAAAGTCTTCTCGAGTCAGCCCCTTGGTTTCGATTTGCTTGGTAAGCAACGCATAGAGGATTTCGCCAATCTTGGCGTACTGGCTGCGGAGCACTTGGAACGTCTGCGAGATGTTCGCAGCGTCAACCAAGTCAAACGGCATAGCCTTACGCTCGCCGCTCTCCTCATCCACGACGTCAACCGTGACGTTGTCGCGGACACGTAGCGCAGACGCAACAGTCAACGCCACCTGCCACGGTCTGCCCTGGTCGTCCCTGAACTCACGCATGCGAACTACCTCACAAGCCTCGGATCAGTCATCTTCCCTTCAAGCGTGAACGTCGCCACGCCGTCGATTGGGTCCGACTCGCTGATTCCTGTCATCACGGCCAGGAAAGAAAACCCAGCAGCGCCGCCGTACACCTGAAACGTCCCGCCAGTGTGCATCTTCTCAAACGCCGTTCCAAGCCCAGATACGTCGTTCAGTTCGACGCTGACCGTGCAGTCGTAGCCAGTGCTGTAGGTGGCTGCGTATCGACTGCCGTACGGGTTGACGTCAATTGTGCGGGCCGACTCTGTCAGCGTGACGCTGCGAGCGCTGGCGATGTAGCCGCCATCAAGCATGATGGAGCAGTCTTTCCCCAGCGTGATAGCCACTAGAACTCCTTGGCAGTCACGCTATAGGTCACAGCCCCATCAATCGACACGTTCTCAGTCACGCTCATAACTGTCCAACTGCTGCCAGCGGCGTTGAGCGACGTGATCAGCCCGTCAGGATCGTGGCACTCGATGTCCCAGGTCTTCGTCACGAACCCTGCACGGCTAACCTTGCGGCCAGGAGCACCGGCAGAGCCGCCGATGTT